CTCTTCGTCAGAGCGCACACCGAGTTGACGGCAGATCACAGCCAGGTCGTCCGTCAGCGGTTTCTCGGTGCGGTAGATGATGTCCAGCATGTCGCGGAAGATCCAACGAGCTTCGCGGGACATGTTGATTGTCAACGAGCGGAACTCGTCGATGTTGTGGTTGTAGTAGTGCATGCTCAACGCTCCTTCAGCGGCTCGACCGCATCAACCTTGCCAGCATTCAGCGTGAGCTGAAGGTCAACAAGTTGAAGGAACTTCTTACGCGCAGCACTCTCCATAGTCGACAGGACATCCTTATCCGGACCTCCATCGGCTTTGATTCGTGCCAACTGCGCTTTTCGCATAGCGAGCGCGTAAGCATAGATTTGATCTTTCAGGTTCAACGTATTCCCCTAGATTGGAATGTGGCGTTTTCGAAATACGCCAAAGTCCTCAAACCCGCCTCGGAGTAAAGACCGATGCACGGCGACCCGGTACGAGGCGAGATGGGCCACATTTGGCACCTTCCTTGCGTCGCTTAGGGGGCTTACCATGCTCATGCATTCGGTCGGCCTTCTCGTTCAGTGCTAAACGGGTGAAGGCACTCAGGGGCAGTCCAAGCAGTGCGGCAGCGCGCCGGAATTTGTCCGACTCGCTCGTGTTCGCTCGGGTCTTGAGGACGATGTCGCGGGTGTTGTCGTTCATTTGCTTCTCCATTCGTAGTGCTTAGGTGGTTTTCGTTTCAGGTGCGCTTGCTACTGCTTTGGTGAGACTGTTCCTGCTGTACTGCTGAATTACGGTGTTTGGTTGACTGGCTTCTTGCGGCCGGGTGGTTGCTCACCTTCCGCGAGCGGTACGCGATGTTTCTTTGCCAGCCGTGTGAGTCCGGTGATTACTGCGAACGATGGGCGCTTAGTCCCTGCCTTGCCGGCCTCCATATCGCTAACAGAGGTTTGGGAAAGGTCTAATGCCTTGCCAATTTGTGTCTGCGTCAGACCTGCTTGACGCAACGCTTTGATAACGAAAGGGATGTCCATGAGCTCCATTATGGGAACTCCGGTAAAAAAAGTCAACCGGTTTTCCGGTTCTTTCCCAAGTGACAATATCGGGATGTCAATAGGAACCCGAGTCAAAGAGGCCAGAAAGGCCGCAAAGCTTACGCAAGAGGAGCTGTCGAAGCGCAGCGGCCTCAAGCAGAGCACTATTTCCGATTTGGAAGTGGGCAAGTCGCAGGGGACGACCTACCTAGCCAGCCTTGCAGCAGCCCTTGGAGTGAATGCGATGTGGCTGGAAACTGGGCGTGGACCTCGCGAAGCTGGTCAGGCAACGCGAGGACAGGAAGAGCCTGGCATCTTGGATCTCAAGGCCGAGACCGTTGCAGAACTGCGACTACTTGGCGTCTACCGCCTTGCGAATGACCGAGAGCGGGAGGCCATAGACAACCTCATCAAGCGGGTCGAGCGAGCTGTCAACGAACGCGCTAGAGACCAAACGAAGCGCGCCTGATGGTCGAGCTTTAGCCTTCCGGCGCCCTTGTTCTAAGGCCGTATCCATGATGTGCTCCCTGCCCCACTCGTCGGAGTCGATATATGCACGGCACAGCGTCTCAAGCTCAAGTGACATTCCGTCTCCTTCGTTGCTACCTCTTAGTATCTGCAGCGCCATATCTCACCAAGGGTTAAATTTAGATTATCGCTCTTAACAATAGAGCGATTCAGTAGGATTAGTCCTACAAGCTTAGGCCAATTCTATAGTCAATGCCGCGCGTAAACATCACCAATTGTAACTAGACCCGGTTTTGACCCGGTGTCGTGTCAGTAATAATACTGTACATCCATACAGTGTTTCGGGCAAGTTTAGCGTGCTTAACTTCTTAAGTTGCTCTGAAGTTACAATGTAACAAACTGAATGGGGGATTTAATGAAAGAGAAAAAGTCGATTCTATGGCGTCTAATCAAATATGCTTTCTTCGTAGTTGTTGGTATAGCCATACTTGTCCGCATGACTGAAGAGCATATATTTGATCAGCCCTGGCTTTGGCCGCTTGTCGGGCTTGGATGGATTATCTACACCTTGTCCAAAGACATCGACAAGCTGAACAAGCGCATTGCCTCGCTTGAGCACCAGCTCTGGCAAAATGACAACCCAAGAAGCCACCATATCGACTAGTTCACCCCTCTTCTTACTAAGGCCCGCAGTGCGCGGGCTATTTTTTTTTGCTGAAATACCGGAATACCGGTTGACAAGCGATACCGGAAGACCGATACTAGTCACATAGCAGCACACAACGCACTCAACGGAGACTAGACATGAACAACCAGAACCGTACCGCAGATGGCCGTATCGCTAGCAAGAAGGAGGCTCAGCGCACCGACTGCAACGAAATGGTGGGTCGTTATCACGTTCAGGCAAAAGCCGCTTTGCAGCGTGGCGAGCGCGCAGTTGCCAAGGCACTTGTCGACAAATGCGCAAATCTCCGCGCGGCCTTTTTTGCTGACTACGGTGAGCGTCCGTAACTGCACGGAGCATGACTGCCATGCAGACGACGCACCCGAACAAGGAAGAAGTCAGGCAGTTCATGGCGAAGCGCCGGGAGGAAAGCGAGCCGCCGCCGAGCCCTGAGCGAGTACGCGAAATGTTGGGCTGGCACCTAATAGAAGCTGAGCGAGGGAAGGAATGACGAATGCGTAAGTTGGCAAACCTGCGTGTCTGCGCGTCGTGTGAGTGGATCTTCAAACTGCCGGCGCCTGATGGCTGCCCCAAGTGCCAGTTTGGCCACTACGGTGCGAGATATGTGTACGGCAATAAGGCTTACAGGTACGCGGTAACACAAAAGCCTTGGTACGAAAAGAAGATGGCCAACCTGAGCATCTCTCTTCAGATTGAAATTAAACGCAGCCTTCAGCGGAGGGTGGATGCAATGGATTGACTACACGACCAGCCGGCGCGACAGGCGAGCAGATCAAGAGGCTGAGCTATACGGCACCTTGTACGAAGCAGAGGACGACCGTCAACGCAGAGAGTGGGAAGCAGAGTTTGACACGATCCCCTACCGCAGCAGAGGGGCAGACATACACAGGATCGTCATGCAGAGGATGGCGACATTGAGGGAGGGAGCATGAATGTGACACATACCGAATTGCCGTGGATTGCGTCAGGCGTATCAGTTATCGGAGCAGATAAGAGACGCGTCTGCTCCACCGTAACCGATCACCGGAGCTATGACGATGACTCGGAAAACGCCGCCTTCATCGTCAAGGCAGTTAATGCGCACGACAAGCTCGTAGAGGCGCTGAAGCGGATCGTAGCTACTGGTGTGCATGAAGTTACGTATCGGGAAATCATGAGCGACCCAAGCCACTACGTCAACGCCGCCCTAGCCGCAGCAGGTGAGCAAGTGTGACACCAGATTGCCCGGAGCCGGGGTTAGCACAGTACGGCCAAGGATCGCCGCTTACCGACATACAACAAGCGGACTGCCCTGATCTCGGGTGAGCAAAATTGAGGGAGTCGGATCTCAAATGCCGTGACAGCCTGGAACAGACAGGCGCTACACAGAAGAGGAATGCGCAGGCTGATGCGCCAACTGGCGGACCACGGTCCCAAACGGTGGGTAGTCAGGGGCGGGGAACGCGGAGAAGGCGCCGCATGCCGGAGATCAGCACCGGCCCTCTTCTGTGTAGCTCAAGTTCCATAACGGAGGGAGATATGAAGCGAAAGCACCGCGAGGCAATGCGCGCTCATGCAGACAGACAGTGGGATCACGTAGCAAGCAGCCAGAGTGACGCAGAGGAAGCGCTCAACTGGCACGACGAATGGTTGAGGCATACATCGCAAGACCAGCAGCGCGGCACCGAGCAGCAAAGAAGCACCCAACAACCTTATTGACACCTACGCGGGCATAGTCTCCGCAGAAAGGCACCAAGTGAGCAATCAACTCGTAGTGCAGCAGGCATCGAAGCTGGCAGGCCTGTTCAACATTCCGGAATCCGGCGACCTCATCAACGTCCTGAAGGCTACCGCGTTCAAGGGCCAGGTATCGGACGCGCAGATGTCTGCCCTGCTGATCGTCGCAAACCAATACCGCCTCAATCCATGGACTAAGGAAATCTACGCATTCCCTGACAAGAACAACGGCATTGTGCCCGTCGTTGGCGTTGACGGCTGGTCCCGCATCATCAACGAGAATCCGCAGTTCGACGGCATGGATTTTAAGCAGGATGACGACTCCTGCACCTGCATCATCTACCGCAAGGACCGCACGCACCCTGTACAAGTCACTGAGTACCTGAGTGAGTGCAAGCGAGGTACGCAGCCTTGGCAGTCGCACCCCAAGAGAATGCTGCGCCATAAGGCAATGATCCAATGCGCCCGCCTCGCCTTCGGCTATGTCGGGATCTTCGACCAAGACGAGGCTGAGCGCATCGTCGACGTAAACGAAAAACCGGCAAGCCGCGACGGCGCCAGCGTAGCCGCACAAGCACAAGCTGAGTACGTTCTGGACAGCGAGCGTCGCGCCGAACTGATTGCAAGCCTGGAAGGCAAGGCTGACGAAGGCACGGAGCAACTACAGACCGCATGGATGGCACTCCAGAAGCACGAGCGCGTTGCTCTCCAATCTGAACTGCAGGCGCTGAAAGATCGCGCAGCGGGGATCGTCAATGTCTGACCTCCAGCGTACGGAGCAGTGGCACGCCGACCGGTGCGGCCACGCTACCGCATCGAGTTTCTGCGAAATTCTCGCAGTCAGCAAAACGACCGGTAAGCCGCTCAAGGCCCGCGAAGATTATCTAATGCGCCTTGTTACGGAGCGCCTGACAGGTCAGCAGGACAACAACGTCGACTCCTTCGCAATGAAGTGGGGCCGAGACGTTGAGCCCTTCGCCCGGGCAGCATTTGAGGCCGAGACTGGCCTGATAGTGGCTGAATCGCCTTTCGTGCGCCACCCGACTATCGAATGGGTCGGCTGCTCGCCTGATGGACTGGTCGGCATTGATGCTGGTTACGAAAGCAAATGCCCGAAGAACTCCACTGTTCACCTGGAGACGATCAAGAACGGCATGCCCGCCGAGCACAAGGCTCAGGTTCAAGGCTGCATGTGGGTCACTGGGCGCAAGAACTGGTGGTTCGTAAGCTTTGATCCGCGTATGCCAGAACACCTCCGGCTGTACTACGAACTTATCCAACGTGACGACAAGTACATCGCCGAGCTGGAGGCCAAGGTAGTCGGATTTCTCCAGCAGGTAGACGAACAAATCAATTTTTTCAACAGAAAGGCAGCTTGATATGGCATCCGTGAACAAAGTAATCATCGTCGGCAACCTGGGCCGCGATCCAGAAGTGCGTTACATGCCGAGCGGTGACGCAATCGCAAACATCGCCGTCGCAACATCGTTCAAGTCGAAGGACAAGAACACTGGTGAGCAGAAAGAGCAGACGGAATGGCACCGAATTTCGTTCTTCGGGCGCTTGGCTGAAATCGTCGGCCAGTACCTGAAGAAGGGCTCTACGGTCTACGTCGAAGGCCGCCTGCAAACACGCAAGTACACCGATAAGGACGG